TCCCATGATAATTCTCCAGCTTCATCTACATCTGGATCTGTACTTGGTGTAAGAACAACACTAGCAAACTCTGGACTAGCAGTAGTAGTAACATCTTGATTAATATAACTATGACTTGAACCATTAGCGGCAACATGGTCATAGGCTGCTTCCATCTCTGCTACCGTAACTACATTAGCACCAGCAGTTAATGTCATAACATCAGTAGTAGAATTACCAGTTATTTTTGTTGAACTATCTCCCCATGATAACGATTGATTATTAGCCATTAAATGAGAACCTGAAGCGTAAATACTTCCAACAACTGTTACAGGATAAGTTGGTGTGCTAGTACCAATACCAAGTCTATTATTTACTTCATCATAAGCACTGGTCCCAAGTATAATTTTTCCTTTTGTTGCGTTACTTGTAGATTGTAAAGTTAAATCATCACTAGCATCTGTGCCACCTATTACTGTTTGTCCACCAGATCTACCAGCAAGTAAAGCATATTGTGTATGGTCATCATCTCCTAAGCCTGTTAAAGAACCATGGTCAGTTGTGCTTATGGCTACCCTTGAAATAGTTTCACTTCTCCAATCTACATAATCATCACCTTCATCTGTGCTAACTATCTTTCCATTTATAGCACTAGCATACCCTGTATTGGTTTGAAATATTACTGTACCTATTGGTCTTATCTCTGGGAAAAGAACATCATTTGTAATTAAACTTTTAATCTCTACTAAAGCTCCTGCTCTAGCTAATTTCTTAGTAGCATAATCTGCTTGACCCATTATAGCTATCATTGGGTTGTCTTTTTCTGTAGTTGCAAATACATGACAAAGTACAAAATCATTATTACCTACTTCAGTAAGTTGCCAAGCACCACCTGTATATTGATTATAAGCAAGTCTATCAGCAGTTGTTCCGTCTAGTGTTCTCATACTGAATCCAGCTTCTGTATATTTAACCCAACGAGGAGTAGCACCTAACATATAATAAATAGGTAATCCTGTAGTTGAAGTAACAGCACTTATAGCATCATATATATCTTCATCTGAAACTCCACCAGCATCAACTCCAAATTGTGCTTCATCTGTTGCTCCTGAACCATCTGCAATAATATCAGTAAGAGCTAATCCAGATATATATTCTAGTCCATTAACAAAATGAAGGTAGGAGTGAGTTGATGGACTCATAGATTTGCCGTGTCGTTCTTCACCAAAATAAATAAGTTCTTCGTCAGTAGCATTCCAATAAAGAATCGCACAAATAGCCCCAGTTCTTATTACTGAATCTACTTGTCCACTATTAGGATTTTGTGTAGCAGTTAAAGTATCGCCAACATAATGAATAACCCAAATACCTTCGTCTGCAGTAGTAGCTGTACCACTTAACTGAACAGTATCTCCTGTAGTAGTGTATTTAACACCAGCTATCCAGTAATCAAAGCTAGCAGCACCACTTGGCTGTATTGAAAATGTTCTAGTACCATCTACAAAAGTCATCACTGAATCTGTGTTGGCAGAGCCAGCTGTCTCAAAACCATTCTGATTCCATTCTGGTCTTGTAACTAAATCAGTATTTGATCTTGGATTAAAAATATCTTTCATTAGATTTCAATATAAGTTAGTTCTTTTGAACCTGATGAACAGATAGCAAATATTGTACCTAACCAAATATCATCAATCATTGCTCCACCAGAAGCATTCAACCTTATTCCTTGATTCATTACAGCGGCTTCTCCATAAGCAAGATAGATTGGTTCATCACTATCGTTAACCATTATAATTCTTTTACGATCAGCATTTGCTGATACTACAGATGTAGATGAACTACCAACTGTAATTGCACCAGAACCCTCAGTTGCTGTAGCTGTTCCACCTTCACTATCAACTTTCACCGCTAATGGATTATCATCACTGATTACTCCAGAGGCATTCTTGATTTGACCTGAGCCACCAGATGTAGCTATAACGCTACCCATAGATTTGGCTAGTTTCTCAAATTGTTTCTCATTGATGAATACCCTAATATCTGTGAATCTTGTGAACTTCTTTAGACCACTGAAGTCTAGTGTCTTCGTGAGAGCCTCTATTTGGCTCTGTACGGGCTTTAAATCTGTTTTAGGTAGTTTACCTGCTATAGCACTCAAGTCGTCTCTTAGAGCCTTAATTTCGTTTACAGTGGCTAGTTCTTGCTCATCATCTGTCTCTTCTTCTTCATCAACATTAAGTCTTTCAGATATTTCCTTTAAGGTATCTAACAGTTCTTTTTTTGTAGCAGAAGTATCAGGGCTTATCTTTAGGTCCTGTGTCTGCTTTATTATAGCGTTAACAATGTTTGTTAGTTCTTCTCTGGTATCAAGTTGTTCTGGAATCTTAACCTCTGGGATTACTATTTCAGGGAACTCAACTTGATTGTCCACAGATACCTTGAAAGTGTGGTCTTTAATTGTTGACCACACCTTCCCCCAAGCATTATTTATCAGTATCTTTATTTTCACTAGGTTTTCCATCTTCTTCTTGTTTCTTTTTTAGTTCCTCTTTCTGTTTTTTATAAAACTCCTTGAACTCTTCTAATGAATCGAATATCTCTAAACGAAGTTCATCATCTTTGAAATATACTCTGCTGTATTCTTCGAACTCCCCGAGTTCTTCTTCTGCTTTGTATTTATCAATTAGAGGTATTGCTTTATCGTTATAGCGTTGTATCTTCAACACAAGTTTGTTTCTATCTTCCTCTAAGTCTTCAATCTTTTTTGTAATGTCTTTAATCTTGTAGGCAATCTCTTCTTTGCTCTTGATTAAACTTTTGACTTTATCGTCATCTAAAACTATAAATCTCATACTTTTTACTTTAATAATTTATTATATTCTTCACGCCATCTATTGGCATGTTTATCTATTGAATAATTTTCCAATACGTATTGCTTAGCTTCTTTACCAATTTTTCTTCTAAGATCTTTATCCTCTATAAGCTTGACAGTCTCTTCCATCCATTTGGAATTGTCCTTTATGAGAATGCCATTCTTTCCGTTTAGATCTTTGTCGTATGGAGAATCATTTGTTGTAAACCCCTGTGCTATAACAGGTATCTCTAGCATCGCTGCTTCCAAGAATTTAACATTGGACTTTGCCCTGTTAAAATCTTTTTCAGCTCTTGGTATAATCATCAAGTCTAATTTTAGTTCATTCAATGTTCTAAAATAGTCTTTGAATTCACACCACTCTACATGTTCAAGCCCTTCAAGGTTGTTCCAAAACTCAAATTCTTTTCTATATACTCTTCTAACGAGTCTATTTTCCTTTTGGCGTTTTATTCCATGAAGTCCGAACAAGACAAGCTGTACATCATCTCTCTTGTTTAATTCAGTTATATAATCTTTGACGTGTTGAAAGTCATGATTATATGCTACTGAACCAACTACTCCGATGCGAACCTTGTCGCCCTCGTTCCTTATTGGTTCATCCCAATCGAATTGATCTACACAATTTGGTAAGACGACTACGTTTGGACTTATCTCTCTATATTCGTCTGCTAAGAATTCTGTTGTGCAAGTAACTAAGTCTGAATTGAGAATAAAATTATCTATTAAGTTATTCTTTCTTCTCTTATTTTCTTTGAAGCCATTTTCATCTAGCATGTGAAATGGGTGTTCATCGTCTAGCTTATATGTATCGTCATTATCGAATACAATCTTCTTACCCATTTTTTTCAACTCTCTTCCAAGCTGATGATGTTGTATTGTATCTGCCCTGTGAAATACTACTATGTCTGCGTCCATTATTTCTGGCAGGATGAATTTCATTGGCTTCTCTTTGCCACTATTATCTGTCCTTGTTCCGTTCCAACCGTTTACGTACATTGGTAATTGGCATCGCAGATAATTACAGCCATCATATTTTGAACTTATGTAATATACTTTCATGCTTTTAAATATAACTATTTAACCTCTTCCTTTTCTCCTTCTCCTCCATCTCCTTCTTCTGTTTTATTCTCGTCTGTATCGACCTTCGGCTCACCGATATTGATTTTTGGTTTGAGTCCAAGGGCTTGTTCTCTGGATATTTCATCTCCTTTGAAGTTAATGAATTTTTTAATATGATTGGTTATTCCAACTGAAACTCTTCTTTTATCTTCCATATACTTTTCCTTCCATTCCATTTGATGGGGGTTCGGAATGGTTCCCCCACCAAAGGAAAAATATTTAATTAATATTCTTTAATTATGAACTTGATGTCATCATCAAGATACCAGAAGCATCTCTGTTCTCAATTACACCGAAAATAACATCAGCTGTAACTAGAGTACCTAGATATTCTTGTAAGTATTGGGTTTGTAGTCTTACAGCGTTTGCTGCCATACCTGATGGGTTAGCAACTGCAAATGCTAATGCACTCTTGTGAGCCAAAGCATTTAAACGTGCACCCTTAGTATCAGCAACACCTGTACCAACGCCAATTCTTGACGATTCAATTACTGGCATACCATATAACATACCGACCTGTCCTTTAAGAACTGGGTCTGCACCATTAGTATTTTGTAGTAAAGTGAATCTATCAATTCCCATTACGTCTGCCCAAATCTGTGTTGGGTACATGAAGAATGCTCTGTCTTCCATTGGTACGTTAGCAACGTTCAATGTAGAAATAGCAGAACGAATATTACTATCGTTCATAGATAAGTGAGAAGCACCTACTGTATTGCTGAATGCTTCGAATAATGCTAGTAAAGCATCTTCTAAAGTAGCAGCAGTTGTGTAACCTGCGTTCTTCATCCATACTTCTTGAGAACCATAAGGTGATTTCAAGGAAGCCATAACATCGTCTTGTAGTAAGAAAGATGTTTCGTAATGAATGTTAACTGTCAATGTGATTAGACCGTGTGTTGGAGCATTCAATGTAACTTGTGTTAGAGAACCGAAAGCATAACTATTTGCTGTCATTTCTGAAACATTAGGTCTATTGATAATATCTCCACCGCCAGCAACATCGCTTGACCAATCTTCGAAGAATGATGCAGCTCTTAAGTTTGCACGAAAGAAATCGTTCAAACGCTCGCTCCATACTTCTGGGATATAGGATGCCGCTGTGGTCTGAGTTGTGTGTGTTGAACCTAAAGCCATGATGGTTTAGAATTAGTTTTATTAATCCATAACCTGTTTAGCCCACTCCATGTGTTCTTCTCTTGTCATTTCGGATACTGGTTTTTCACGTGGAATTCCACCAGACCTATTGCCTTCTGGAATTGCGTTAGCAACCTGTTTATCCTTAGTCTTCTTTTCCAAATAGACCTTCACCATATCATTCTCCTCTAGAATTTCTTTTGGTGATTTACTATTTAGTCCAGCTAGTTCAAAAATCTGTTCAACATCTCCAGCATCTATGTCTGGATTCTGTTGTGAAAATTCAATCTTGGCAAGTCTTTCTTTCAAAGAATCAACATCTTTGTTGGACTGTTCAGTTATGTTTTGAGTTGGTTTCTCTTCCTTTTGTTGTGCGACTTCGACTTTCGCAAGAAGTTCCGCCTTCTCTGCTTCGAGCTTTTCAGTCTTTACTCTGAAATGCTCTTTTTGAGCTAACGCAGATTTCAAATCTTTGTCATCTACTTGCTCTACAACTTCATTTTCTTTGGTTTTGTCCTCACCCTCTTCTGGTGTTGGGGTTACCTCTTGTTCATCTACCATTTTATTGGAGATTAATAATTATTCATTTTAAGGTCTTTAGTGACCGAATGATTTTAAGGAGTTTACTCTCCAGTTTATTCAAAGTTATCTTGTGGCTTCTTTGTCGTTGTCTTGTTACCGTCAAACATCTCTGTCATCCTAATCAGTCCTCTGCCGAACTTAGAAGCCATTTGTCTGCCAGCGAACTTTTCACCAGCAGATAATTCGCTATCGAACAGGAAACTACTATTAACACTTTCAATATCATTCAGTAGTGGTACAAGTATAGTCTCTTTATAAATCTGCCACTCGTTTGATTTAGAGAATGTGTTTAAGAAGTCTTGTTCTCTTTTATTTACTTTAATCATGCTTTTTCTTTATCGCTATTATTGTTGTTGTGGATTTTGAGCTAGGGGAACCTGTCCTCCTAGTGGTGCTGTTTGGTTTAAGGCAGGTTGTACAGCACTACCCTGTGAGCTTGGTAGGATTGATGGATCGATACCAGTCTTTTCAGCTATGCCTAGTAAGAAGCTTCTTAGTTGTTCGTCCTGCATTATCTGTGGGTTCTGAGCCATTAGTTGTAGCATGTTGCTCATTGTTTCAACTTCCTGTGCTGTGTTATGTTGTTCTCCTGTAATGTCAATGAATAGAGTTTTGTTAAAGTCTTTGAAGTATCCCTTTAGGATTTCCACGAACTTAGGTTTATCAGCATCAGCCATTAGTGCTTCCTTTAGGATGTCTATCTCTTCTTTAGGTGGGAAGCTTCCAGTCTCTAATACTATTCTCTTAGTAGCTTCGTTTATCCTTCTGTTAACATCAGTTTCAAATACAGACCTTAATGTCTTAGCGTCATATACTTCGAATACAAAGTCTTTGTCTATTTCCTTTTCAAAGCGAGGGATAATCCATTCTTCAAAAACTTCCTGTAGGAAGATTGACATGTTCTCCTTAATGAATTCGAATATCTTAGAAGCCTGTTGTAACTGCATTGCTCCCAATCTAAATGGAGTTCTACTAGGTAATGATTCACCTGTTACAATCTCATGTGCTGAGGATAGGTCTCTTGTATCCTTGATTATGTTTTGTTCTTCCTGTGCGTAGGCACCAAGGTTTCTCTCTGTAGTATCAATCTGTGTAATAGGTTGGTCTGCTACTATAATGTCTCCGTTAAGAAGGTCGGTTAGCATGTTGCCGTCAATGTTTCCATCTCTGGTTTGGAATAAGGTCTTAGAGGTAACTCGCATTGAGTCAGCTTTCTGGTTACCCATCTCATTCCTACGAATCTGTAAGTCTGATAATAGTTCAACTATACCAAGCCCTAGTGCTCTTCCCTCTATAGTGAACAAATCCATTTTCTTATAAGGTGCTTTGTCTTCTTTTGCTTTGAAGAAAAGGTCTCCTCTTTCTGAAATGAATGACATTGTTGGTTCGTACTCTGGTGGAGTCTCAGCATGCATCTCATAGATAATCTCTGTGTTCTTACTATCCTTCCTCATCTGGTCTATGAACCTATCTACTACTTCTGCATCCCAGCCTTTCTTCTTCATCTTGGCTATATCAGAAGCAGACATATTGTGTTCCTCTATAATGAATACAGAGTTGATGTCATGTGTATTGTCTTTGTTTGATAGTGATGGTTCCATCATTATCTTAGACATCGGAATAAGGTGAATGTCATCTCCAACTTTCTTAAGAACTATAGAACCATATATTGGAAGGTTTACACTCATCTTGTTTAGTAGAACGCCAATGTTCTCTTCCTTCATCCACCATTTCAATCTATCGTTATAAAGCATGGCTTTGATTCTGTCTTTCTTCCTCTCAGCTCTTACCTTGATTTCATTTCTATCAATGTCGATATTCTTTGTAGCGTTACCACATTGTGGATTAACGATGTTGAAGAAATACTTTTTGTTTCCTTGTGAATCTCTATCTCCAGTTTTAAACTTAGAGGCATAATACAACTCAATGATGTTGATTGTATTAGGCATATCAAAACGATAACCCTCTGTGATTTCTGTTGGTTCTTCGTATTGTCCTTTGTATAATTGTAGGAGACTGTTTAATTCGCTTTGACTACTCATATTTAGGTTGTTTTAGTCTGTTCATTTTTATCTTATTCTTATTAGCAAATGCTCTTCCCTCATCTTCTCTGCCGAATGTTAGCATTAAAGCATCAGCTACATCGGGAGAAGGAATACCATTTCTTCTAAGTGTGTCTTTATCTATTATCTTTAACTTTCCATTTGAACGCATCTTGTATTTAAGGTCGTTCAGTTGTAGGAAGTCACTATCTTTTTTAAGAGTGCCACCTTTCTTAATCCATTCCCGTAGGCGAAAGAAAGCTTCGGCTCTTATGTTTATATATTTATCTCTATTAACAGCGGACTCTGCCATGTTGATGCCTCGTACGTTCCAGCCAGTTTCTCTGAACCTGTCATAGACCCCAGCACCAATTCCTGTAGCGTCAATAAAGATGTTCTCTTCTGTTATGTTATATCTAGAGGCAAGGTCTTTAGTGGTACCAATAACATCCATTAGGTTGTTAGTTGTACTCTTACCAAGTATCTGAGCAAAATTGTTTGTACGTAGGACCCAAACGTTAAAGTTTCCTCCAGACCTAGCTATGTCCACCCCTAGTCTTGGGGTACCGTATGAGTTAGGATCTTCTGTTCTAAAGGCATTGGTTACATCATCCTCTGTTAATAGGATTGACCAACCATCTATATCTACATCCTCTTCCTTAGGGAACTTACATTCATAAAGAACATCAAAGAATGCTTCCTTCCTCATCTCCTCTACAAACTCTTTCTGTAGTCTTCCTTCCTTTACAGCCCTCTGCCAATCTACGAATACCTTGTGGTAATCGTCATTGTGGTAGCTTCTTAGGAAGTGATTTCTGTGAAAAGGATTGCCAATCTCAAGGATGAAGTTATCTTCATGACCACCAAGCATACGTTTAATCTTGGCATATATGTCATCATCTATAAGAGAGGACTCATCCAGGACTATATTCGCACAACCAAACCCCATAAGGGATTCACCTGCTGCTTGTTTATTTCTAGAATCTGCTGAAAGGACAAATATCTCACCGCCCCTTTTAAAGGTGATTCTTGTCTTAGATACCTCTCTCTTAAGTCTGTCTTTCTGTTTTTCCTCTAACTCTAACTGTTCTCTAAACTCAGGGTTCTCATGACACATCTCAATGATGTATTTCATGATAATCATAGCCTTGGGTTGAGAGGAGGATATAATAGCCCATTTCTCAGGATAGGTAGCAGCCCTTACTAGGGTTGCCATAGCCACTACAAATGACTTCCCGTATTGAGTAGTAGTCATTATGTGGTTTCTTGGGTGTTGTCTTTGTACTATTATATTGAATATCTCAGATTGAGACTCAGAAAGGACTACAGGTTCTTTACTCCTTGTCTTCTGATTGTAGGTCTTGAAGAGTTGTGAGAGGTTGCTCACATCCTGTGTTCGCTTCGCTCTCTCTGCAGTCGCCTTCTTCACAGGCTCCTTTACATTCTCCTTCTCCATTGGCTTCTTTTCGGTTATCGATGTCGCCATTTTGTTCTATAAGTGATTCAATTAAATCAAAGTTCTGCTCTGTATTAACATTAACATTGAGGTTCTGTTCTCTACCGCCTAATAGTTCTGTTGCTAACTTAAGCTCACCTAACCTATTCTGTGGTTTAGCATGTAAGTCTTCCGTTAACATAGTAGCTACATTAGTCTCTGTAATACCAGCATCAGCTAGGGCTTGTTTAAATCCTTTGCTCTCAGTAACTCCTTTAGGTGTATGTGCTACCATATCTGAATATCCTGCTTCCTTTAAGGCTTTGCCTAGGTTACGCTCTCCTTTAAGCTTTTGGGCTACAATGTTATTAACAGCCTTAATCTGCTTAGGAGTTGATTCTATTTTATAGTTTTTATTCATGGTTTTATACTTTATACAGTAATTATAGCATGGATACGTATAAATGTCAATACCCCCTTTGCTAACCTTAGCCAATATCTCTATATGCTATTGACATGTCATGTGTATATGTGTTATAATATATAGCTTTATATAGTAACATTTTTGTATGTGTATATAATAATACTATAACACTCTCTTTCTTTGTGGTTGATACCCCCCCTATGCTATATGTAGTTATGTATATGCTATATGTATGTAAACTTATATACTAATATGTATGTGTGTGTGTATGTGTGTGTGTTTATGTGTAATACAATAGGTTTTATACAATTATATAATTATAATTATAAACCATATACTAACACAAATGGGGGTTATTCAAATCCCTCTA